CCAGTCCTTGAGGCCGTTGGCGACCATCACCATGCCCTGCATCCTGAAGCCCTTCTCCTGGAAGGCCATCAGGACCTCGGTGAGTCCCGAGAAGGTGCTCGAGATGGTGAAGCCGTCAATGCCGTTCTCTTCCAGTGCGTCGGCGATCGGCTCGATGTCCCTGTCCCAGATGCATTCCGAGAAGTCTATCAGTTCGTTCCCGCTCCTCTGTGCCTTGTAGTAGGCGCTCAGGAGCGTCCAGTTGTATGTCTTGTAATCCTTGTTTTCCAGCGCCTTGTCGTAAGCCTCGATCCTTGTCATCCTGTGTCTCCTTTGGAAGTGTTTGTTCTTCCTTACGTGTGTACATTCGCTCTTTTTTGAGGATAATAGCAAGTTGTTTTGCAGAATATACTTAACTATACTCGACTTAGTTTCACGCTGTCCCTCAGGGCCTTGTCCAGCTTCATGATGTCGAAACCGAAGTCCCTGTATCCGACGGCGCAGGTGTTGATGTAGCTCTCGGTGGGGCACCCGGCCTTGCGGTCCTCGTGCATGATGTACACGAAGGCGTGGACGGTCTTTCCTGTGGACTTCATCAGGACGTCCATCTCCTTCTTGTGGTAGAAGGTCGGATACCCCTCGTAGCGGTCAAGATGCCGCTCGTCGCCGGGACTGACTTCCCAGATGGCCACCGGAACGCTGGAGCCGGCATGCTCCTCGATGGTCAGGTAGGCTCCGGTGAGGCTTCCCTTGAAGAGGAGCCTCCATCCGATGAGCGAAGCCACTCCGACGGCCTTCGCGTCCGGGCAGCGGTACCGCATCTGGTTCTTGTTCAGGTTTGACCCGTAGGCCAAGTAATATCTTTTTTCCATTCTCATCATCTCCTACCGCCAAAAGACCGCCGAAGCGGCCGGTTGGCTCTTATGGCCTTCAGGCCGGTCTTCCGCTTCTGAAGGCGCCGTCCCCGCTGAGGTTCCTTGTGAGGATGTCCCTTGCGGTGGAGAACTCGTCGCCTATGAATCCGAGGCGGAGCAGCCAGGTGCGCATCGCGTACTTCGGGTTCTCGTGCTGCTGCGGCTTGGCGCTCGCCTTGCTGACGTCCTTTGCCATCTGGCTGAGGGCGAGGCAGAGCTGGATGTAGCTCTTCAGCTGTCCGGCGTGGATGCCGTTCTTCTTCGTGCCGGAAGGGTTGTCGAACTGGAAAAGCCTGAACTCGATGGTGCCCTTCGTGAAGGTGGCGTGAAGGTTCAGCACGTGGTACCGTGAGGCGTTGTAATGGTTGTCCCTTCCGTACTCGTTGCCTCTGTACCAGATGTCCGCGAGTTCTTCCATCGTCTCCGGCTTCCTTCGGTTGATGGCCTTGAGAAAGTCCGGGTCGACCGTCCTGCAGTATCTGTCGATGCGGTAGCGGTCGATGTTGAGCGCCTCGATCAGGAGGCTCTCGTGGCCGGCCATGATGTTGGCGAGGTTCCTGAGCGTCTTTGCGTCGTGTCCGTCCGCTCCGATGTGAATGTGAACTCCGGCCCCGACCGCCGGGCAACTCTGTGCGTTGGCCTTTCTGAGAAGCCTTGCGATTTCCTGAAGCTTCTCGATGTCGGCGTAGGTGAGGATCGGGGTGACCATCTCGCATTTCTCGCTGTCGGGTCCCGCGATGCTCACGTCCTTCTGGAACTTCCAGACCCTGCCGTCGTTGTCCTTGCAGGCCCAGGCGCAGTAGCCGTACTCTCTGGAGGCCTCGTAAGCCTCCGTCCCGAAGTAGGAGGCGACGACCTCGGCCGCCTTCTGCCTTGAGATGTGGTTCATCTCGATCTCGACCCCGATTGTCTGGGTCTTCATTTTCTCAGCCTGTACCTTTGCCTTGTCTGCCATGCTCCTGTTCTCCTCTGCCTCAGGTGTGTTCCTGTTTGCATGTGTACATTCGCTCTTTCGGCAGACTATAGCAAGTAAATAACTGTTTATAATAAAAGCAATTATCACTATTTCTCAAGGCAAAAACCATCGACTCCGGGAATCAGTTTCAGGCTGCTTCCCGTGTCCCAGGAGACCTCGATGTCGCCCATGCCGTCAATACCTTGGACGGTCCCGAGCGTCCCCTCTGGAGGGGCGTATTGGTCTTCCATGTGGATGAGACGGATACGGCTTCCGACTGGGAAACGCCTCCGGAGTCCATCAAGCTTTTCCTTACCGGGCATCCGCATCGGCAATCTCCTTCTTCTCCCTGAAGGCCGAGGAGCCCTTGGCGAAGTTGCGCATCAGGATCTTCCGGTCTTCCTTGTACTCGTCGCCGACGTATCCAAGACGAAGCAGGAAACAGCGGAAGGCGTAGGCCTCGTTGGCCACAGCCTTGGCCGGACCTCCATTGACACGTTGCGCCCTCTTGGCGAGTGCCAGCAGATTGGTGACGAAGCGCATGAACACCATCGATTCCTTCTCGTCACCTGTGAGGGTGAACCAGGGAAAGCTCAGGTCGCCGTCTTCCTGGATGATACTGACATTCTCCGTGGCGAACGCCTTCTTGAGAACACCAGCCTTCTTCTTTACAATCAGAACCAGGTTCTCAACCTGGGTGTCTGTCATGGTTCCCTTGGGCACCTTGACGATCAGTTCGTTCGTTTCCATCTTTGTCCTCCGATATGTGGTTTTCCTTTCGGTAGTACATCTATCCCTCTATCGGGGAACAATAGCAAGTCAATTCAATGTAATAAGATGCTATTGTGTTTTCTTTTCAATCGCCTTCCTGAGCAGCGGCTTCCATACCTGCATGCAGGCCGGGAGTTGGAGGATGTAGATGGCGACCGTGAAGAGCACGATGAGCCAGGGGCTGAACCTGAACTCGTCGGGGAAAGCGGAGCTGTCGAAGACGAGGAAATACACCACGCCGAAGGCAGCCGACAGTCCGAATGCCACCAGGCGGTTCTCTATGTCGCCCGCCTTGTCCTTGCGGATGAGTTTCTTGTAGAGCTCCATTACCAGCCCGATGAAGAAGGCGAATGCCAGAAGCACCAATAACAGAATCATTTCTTTTTTCCTTTGTGTTCGAGAAGCGAGATGAAGTATTGGTCCATCTTCTTCTCCTGTTCCTCGCTCTCGCCGTTGATCTCATGTGTCCGGAGGGCCTTGAAGATGACGCGGTCGTTCTCCAAAGCCATCACAAGTCCTTCCTGTACGATCTCCAGCTTGTCGCTGATGCGCTCGAGCGTCTTGTTCTTCTCATCCATTCCGTCGGCCTTCCTGGCATGACGGTTGAGAAGCCATATCACTATGCCGCCGGAGCCGAAAAGGCACACGGCGACTGTCGCTATAAGCGTCGGTGTGTCCATCCTCACGCTCCTTGCACGTTTGTTTCCTGATAGCTCAGGTCTTCCTCGGTGGGTTGGTAGATGTCGCCGCACGGAATCCCGACGCCTTCACGGACGACCTTGATGTCGTCGACTCCGCCTTTCGTGGCCGCGTACCTTCTCACTATCACGGAGGCGTACTTCGGGTCGAGCTCCATCAGGAAGGCGATGCGGTCAAGCTGCTCGGCTGCGATCAACGTCGTACCGGAGCCTCCGAAGAGGTCGAGCACGATTCCGTTCGCCTGGCTGGACAGCTTCATCGGGTAGGCGATGAGCGCCACCGGCTTCATGGTCGGATGCAGCGGGCTTCTGGTCGGCCTGTCGAATTCCCATACCGTGGTCTGTTTCCTGTCGCCGTAGAACTTGTGCGCCGCGGTGCTCTTGTAGAGATACAGCACAGGCTCATGCTTCTGCTGGTAGTCACCGCGACCAAGGACGAGCGCGTTCTTCACCCAGATGCAGGTGGACATGTACTTGAATCCGGCCTCGACGGATGAGTTGTAGAAGTTCACCTTCTCGCTGTCGGAATGGAACACATATGCCGCCGCCCCGTCGGAAAGACTGTCATAGGCGTTCCTGAAAGCGGACAGGAGGAAGCCGTAGAACTTCTCCTTCGACATGCTGTCGTTCTGTATCGTCAGTCCTGTGCCGCCCTCTATGGAGACATTGTAAGGCGGGTCTGTTATGAGCACGTTCGCTTTCTTCCCGTCCATCAGAAGCTGGACGTCGGAGGTTTTGGTGCTGTCGCCGCAGACCAGACGGTGCCTGCCCAGGAGCCAGACGTCACCGGTCTGGACGAAGGCCTTCTCGTTGAGCGCCTTGTCCACATCAAAGCCGTCCTCGGTTCCTTCGGCATCGGTGTCGAAGAGGTTTGAAAGTTCCTTCTCGTCGAACCCGGTGAGGGAGAGGTCGAATCCCAGTCCCTGCAGTTCCTCCATCTCAATCTTAAGGAGGTCCTCATCCCATCCGGCGTCAAGCGCCATGCGGTTGTCCGCAAGGATATAGGCTTTCTTCTGGGCCTCCGTCAAATGGTCCACGAACACACAGGGCACCTCTGTGATGCCTTCTTCCCTTGCGGCCATGATTCTGCCATGACCGGCGATCACTCCATAATCCCTGTCGATGATGACCGGGTTGATGAACCCGAACTCACGGATGCTGGAACGGAGCTTTGCTATCTGCTCCTTCGAGTGTGTGCGTGCGTTGTTCTGATAAGGCACCAGCTTTTCAATGCTGACAAGCTGCATGTCCTTGGTCGTAATGCTCATACCAGCCCCCATTCGGCGAACTTCTCGAAGCCGCCGATGCCGGAGATGAACTTCCGGGCGATCTCGACAATCTCGGAATAAGGCCGTCCATCAACCTCGCTGTCGCCGATGGCGCAGCTGAGTTCGATGTTCCTGTATTCCTTCTGCGCCTTGAGCCATGCGTAGATGTTCACAGACACATCGGCCTTGGAGAGGTCCTTCCCATGAAGCCCGCCTCCTGTGACGGAATCCGCCATGTCACTTCCAAGCTTGCGGTTGGTGGCACCTGTATCGACATCTGTTCCGCCTGTCCAGGGGCCGAGCGGATTGACCTCGACATCGGGCGCGAAGTTCTTTAGCTCCTCGTCGGATGCATGGCTCTGGCAGATGATCACACGCCTGCCGTCCATGATATATTTGCCGTCATAGGGGAACGCCTTGTAGAGCGCTTTCGCCAGAAGCGAGAGGCTTCTCTGCTCCCTTGTCACGGGGACACCCTTGAAGATGCCGTTGTCGCCGCACTTGAAGCCTTCCTTCTGGTTCTCGGAAAGATGACTGTCCTGGGGAGCCTCCGCATAATCGATGCGGATGTTCCTGGCACCGGTGATCCTGTAGACCGCCTCGTAGACATCGTCATGGTTCAGCTTCACCGAGGTCTCGGTGATGATATGGCAACAGCCATGGCCGATGAGGACCTCGACAGCAATCCTTGGATTGGTTTCCTTCCTGTAAGCCAAATCGACAAGAGCACCGGCAATCCTGTCCGCCACCTTGTCGGGGTGGCTCGGGTTCACTTTCTCAAACATCCTTATCTTCCTTTTCGTGCGGAGAGGAGCCTCTCCATCAAATCGTCCTGCGGGTTCGCCCCGCCGTAGTCGGTGGTGCAGTTCTCCTTCACCACCTGGTATATCTGGAACCAAATCTGGTTCGTCTGTTTCATGAAGCTCTGGGCCATCGACACGTAAGGGGAGGCGATGGCCGCCCCGGTCGTCGGGTGCTTCGCCAGGAACCCGTACTCGGAGATGCACTCCTCGCACTGTATCCAACGCGACACGCTCATGGCGTACTGGTCGATGAGCGCCCGGTTGACCAGCCTCTCGCATCCTCTGGCCTTGAGCCAAAGCCAGGTGGATTTGAAGACCTCCTCGGCACAAAGGTCTTTTCCAGACTTCTGAGAAGCCTTCATAAAATCCTTTATTGGCGGCATGTCCACGCCGTCGATCTCGGCGGGTTCCGGGAGCGTCAACGGCTCCGCCTTGCCCTCTGTGATTTTTTCAAACAGAGCCTTGGGTTTTCGGCCGGCGCCGACCCTGGCTCCACCACGGTTAGTTCCATCCCTGGCCATGAGTTACGTCCTGTTCCTGTAAGTCGGGGTCAATACCCCGTTTGAATAGTGAAATTTCCACGCAAGCCCCACCGCCCGCTGTAAGATTATATGCTGTAGAGATTTATA